TGGTACACCTCATATCTAATATCTTCTGCATACCACATATGTTGTGGAATTACTGCAATATTTGATTTGAGAAAAAATATATCACAAAACGCAACACCATCAGTATGGTGAGGTAATTTCAAGTAGCACAGATTGGACTCGACATTTGACATAAGTTGTTCCTTACTGCACTGTACATGAAGATTTTGAGGTACGGGCTGGACATAAGCTCCAACCCAAGGATTTGCTTCCTTATCCCTAATTTCCACCTCTTCGGCAGTGGGATTGAGCAAATTACCTTGAAATTGCCAAAAAGCTCTATATCTCTTAATGAGTTTATATGCTATGGCAACAACCACGCACGAAGCAAAGAAATTCTTGGCTCTACGTGAGCGGACGGATTTAAACACATGTTTTACAGTACCACTTAATTCAGCAATGGCAATAATTTTAGACTTATAGAAGACATAAAAGGATGCCAAATAGCAATATATAGCTGATACAAACCAAACAAAGTTGACTACTGAAAACAGAAGGTACCAAACCAATGCAAATAAAATGGAACAATGACCAAAATTGCGAAAGGTATCTGGTCCCTCCCATCTATCTTTCCTCTTAAGGAAAGCGATGATAGTGGATATGTGTTTAGAATAAATTTGATTGTCTTGGAAAATATATAGAACGTTAAGAACACGATGATCTAAAATCCAATCTATGGACTTCTTAATCTCCGCAGGAAGATCAACTCCAAATTGACAACATTTGCACATAGGTGTAGGCAAACTGCACATATCGCAAATTTGTAATTTTTCATTAAGATTTCTAGAATTTTCTACGACAACTGCCTGATTGGCAAAATGCCTAGCTGAATGTTCCTGAAGAAGAGCAATTACTTCGGCCAAAGAAATTCTATGGTCAAAAAGTTTCTTTAACTCTCCTTTTGGATCGTCGGTGTTATCAGCGATAAAACATTCAAACTCCCATACGTCAGGATATGGATCATCTCCAAAATCGTTACGTACTTTCTCAGAGTTTAATTGATTACCATGTATACAATACTCAGGTTTAACAAATACAGTTAAATGTATATTACATCTACGAATAATAGACATAACGTCATGTGAGTAAATACGGGCAAGTCGATCAAGCATTAAATTACTGGTCATAACAACCACATTTGGTTCTAAGGCAAGCTTACCTTTCTGATCCAATTCTGCCATATTGGCATAGTATGGTATGTTATTGATAAGATCAATCATACGTTGAGTGAAAGCCTCTTCGCAAAAATCAGGTTTTGTATTTCCTACATCATCAAGGAAGATTCCATTGACGAAAGATTTCGCATTTGACATAAATTTATCACTAGGATTAAGTGTCATGAGGCGCTCATCACTGCAATCGAAATTGTTCATTTTAAGTAATAAACGCATTAACAAAGCAGAAACGTACGACTTTCCGACAGCAGAAGCACCATGGATATATAAACCAAAAGGTGCCATTCTTAACTGACCGGAAGTTCTGAATTGGACGAAGTCTGCGCGTAATTTGCGCAACTTCTCAAACTTGGTGGACATGATAGTCTTCTCAGGGCCGGTTAGCCCTCTAAGAATAGCTTGACCACTCTCGATAGTTTTGACTAATAAGAGATCATACTCTTTTTCAGTCATTTGTCCATCTCCGAACTTAGATAAATTTCCACAGCGAACAAAATTGCTCATTTCACAAATCTTGAAATAATTTTCATCGAATTGCATAGCATCAGTATCAGTATATAAGAAGGCGTTAAAATCGCCACTCTCAAAGAACTTATATGCTCCTTCAGCAAAATATACTATAGTATCTAATAGTGCTGATATAAGATCTGGTGCATTAACGTGTTTGCTATATGCTCCTATGGAAAAAATGCGGACTCCATTAAAGTCTACATTGAAGCGAGATAACTCGCATAAACCCAAAGCTGCCAACATGGAAATTAATTTGGAAACTTTTCCAAAAGCAGGTACACACTTTGCAACTGACCAATTCTTATGGCAAGTTTTTAAAGTGGTTAACCAAGTCGGCTGAGTAGAAGATTGATAATCATAATCGCATTGGCGACTAATAGATGGTCCTGAGAAAATGTCGTGTTCGACAGTAGGAGTATCATCCTTATCAAGTTCTACATTCATAATATCCTCAGATGTAAAAAAGTCATTATCAACTAAAAAGTCCTTAAGACTTAATACTAACGAAGAATTATAATGAGTTTTGAAGTACAATAAAAGTATAGATAAAGCTTGTTTTTTAGACTGACTTTCTCTAATACTAACGAACAAGAGAAGTAAATTCTCAATAATGTTAACAGTATCGTCT